CCTTTTTTTATATCTTTGTAAAAACTAAAGAGATGTGCATTGAATCACTACTCGGATTAAGAGGCTGCGAATCACCAGAGCCATCGACTGGGCTCTACATCGATGACCTCGGCATCAATCAAACCTTTCTCGGGCAACTTATCACGGACCAATACCGCAATGGCGTTGAGCTGTTCGAAGATAAACGAGCGTTCGCATGGCGCAAACTTTCATCAGATGTGCTAACTAAGCTCAGCCCAATGATGAAGAGCGACACGATAATCGAGAGCAAGCGCGTTGGACAAGTTGTGTCCAATTATGCCAACGTGCAGACTGCGCTTGGTGCTGGCAACTATGGCGGCATCAGGTTAAAGATTGACCCGAACACGGTTAGCTATCTGAACTTTTACCTTGCCGATATTAACCTTGCAATTGACTCGGCTAATGTGAACGTGCCTATCTTGATATTTGATATGACAACTGGCAAGTTGATTGAAACCATCACCTATGCAGAGGGCGCGCTCGATCAGTTCATCGGGAAAACATTCACCTCAGCTAAGCGTAAGATGGACATCGCCATCGTCTATGAGTCGGATATCAACACGGTTAAGTTCACGCCAAAGAGAGGCACTTGCACAAGCTGTGGAGGCGGGATTAAGGAATCGCATATCTGCCCTTTTGTGGATGCGATAGGCATCGAGCTTACAACGGATGGCACGAACGTGCTCACAAGCAAATCGAGTAAGTACACCACAGGCATGAGCCTCACGTATAATGTGAACTGCGACCGCCAAGGATGGCTTTGCTCGGTAGGTGGCACGATGGCATTAGCGTTAGCCTATGCCACAGCGGTTGAGATTTACAACTATGCCCTAACGATTAGCCCGAATCAGCGAGTGAATACAACGGTAATTGTTAATCGTGGTTCTAAGCCCTTTGCCACTGCCGATGCTTTCGAGGGTATTGTTGCAGCTCGCGACATCGCAGCAACGCGATACAGCGAAGACCTCGGCGCTACGTTGCAGAACATGCGCCTGCCTGATGATACGCATTGCTGGGATTGCAAGCGCAACATGAAGTACGTTACAGCCCTGCCATAACATGCCGACACCCGCCGAAATTCAAAAGAATCTTGATGCGCTTTATGAAGGGTGGACATCCAAGTTCACAGCCTTATACGGCCCTGTTCGTGAATTAAAGCGCATCATGTTTAAGCGCATATTCGGCACTGGCTCGAGAGGAGGCACGAACACGGCTGGCGATAAATTGCCGACTGTACCATACAAGACAACGCCGATATATGTTAGTCCGAGAAGTTTGGCGAATGCGCCGAGTAGGTTCAAAATAGGTAAGCCACCCGAAGGAGAAACTACTGGAAAGCCTATTAAATCGCTTTATTTTCCAGAAGGCTACGCACAATTGAAACAAGAAACATCACGCAAGTTACCGCTCGAATTAACTGGCAGGCTGAAGGGTGGATTCTTATCGCAAGAAGTAATTACGGAAGGATTAACAGCTGGAATCGGATTGCCTGATTCTGAAAAGGAGAAAGCGCAAGGCCTTCAGTTTGGCAATGGTAAGAGATTCAAAGGCTACGGCCCTATTTTCCAACCGACAGCGGAAGAGCAAGCCGAGATGCTTGAAGACCATGCAGCCGAGCTCGTGCAACAAATCATTAACGCAATGAATAAATGAATATACTTTCCACTATACTTGACAGGCTTAACCAACGCATTGAGGTCGGCAATATCTTCGATAAGATTTACGGCCTTAGCGAGCTTGTAGGCGAGGGCAATGATAAGGCGTGGGCGTTCTACATCGGCAACGGCCAAGCGATTCCTGTAACCGATTACGATGCGAAACAGGGCACGCTCTTTTGGGCGAAGCGTGGCAAGATTAACGTAACCAAAAACGATTCGCTAAAGCTGGCAGGCTGCCGCTCAATCTATGAGACACGCTTCAGCATGACAGCATACGCAATGGTGCGAAAAAGCCACCTACCTTGCGACTCAGCCGATGCACAGGATTGGGTGGCTTCGCGGGTGCTTCGTTTAATTAGCGGCACAGACCCGCAGTTTAAGACTGCCATCGGGGCAATCGCTTATGAAGTAGTGCCAAGCGGGTACGCGAATGAGATTAAATACTTGCCAGTAAACTATGAGTGGGCAGCGGTTGCAATTGATGTGGATGTGAATGTCAGCACCTCATCTGAGGACGGCTGCTATGACACTTGCCAAACTGGAGACATTCCCCTGCCGGATTTCGAACCATGCGAGCCTTGCCTTACCGAGGTTGCTGTCGATGGCGTTACAATCACAGGCAACGGCACACCAGCCGACCCGCTTGTCGCAATTGGTGGCGGTGGTGGAACACCATTGCGCACTCAGAATGAAGGCACCAACGTAAGCACCAACACAACAACGCTGAACTTCACAGGCGCTGGCGTGACTGCTTCGCTTACTTCGCCCGGATTGGTTGAGGTGAATGTGCCGGGCGGTGGCGGTGTAACATCCGTAACAGGCACAGCCCCGATTGCCTCAAGCGGTGGGGCAACTCCCGATATCAGCATTACGCAAGCCGACTCAACCACGGACGGCTACCTCAGCTTTGCCGATTGGAATACCTTCGATGGCAAGTTCGATGTGCCAACAGGAACGAGCTCAGACTATCTCGATGGCACCGGAACGCCAACGCTATTTCCAACCCTCACAAATGGCACGGTTACATCGGTTGCGGCAACAGTACCTAACCCGACAAACCCAGCATTCAGCGTTGCAGTACCTAACTCAACCACAACGCCAAGCATTGACATAACTGCCAATGGAGTTGTGAGCCAGTACGTGCGTGGCGATGGCTCACTCGCTAACTTCCCTTTGGGCGGTGGTGGTGGCGCATCGGTTAACTATTATCTCAACGGCTCGATAAGTCAAGGCACGATTGGAGGAAATCAATATTTCCAAATGAGCCGCGTGCCGATTCTCGGAGCTGGCACGAACTTCACACGAACAAACGCGCAGGGCAATGGCTACATCGCGCAATTCATAACCGATGCAGGCGACCCAAACCTTTTGGCAATCCCTTCAGGAAATTGGAACTTTGAGACCTACTTCAATGCTTCGAGTGGCGGTGGCAACCCGAGCTTTTACATGGAGCTTTACAAGTACGATGGCGCAACCTTTACGCTTATCTCATCAGGGTCAACAAACCCAGAAGCGATTACAGGCGGCACGGTGGTCGATTTGTATGTAAGTGCGCTTGCAGTACCTTCGACTGTATTGGCTGCAACTGATAGGCTCGCAGTGCGCATTTTTGTAACTACATCGGGGCGTAACATTACGCTGCATACTGAGGACAATAACCTTTGCCAAGTAATCACAACATTCACCACAGGGCTAAACGCATTGAATGGCTTGACTGCGCAAGTTCAGAACTTCGCAACTGGCACGAGTGGCACCGACTTCGGCATCAGCTCGGCAAGCACTACCCATACATTCAACCTACCAACTGCAAGCGCAAGCAACAGAGGCGCATTAAGCAGCGGCGATTGGACTACATTCAACGGCAAGTTCAACACCCCAACAGGCACAACTTCGCAGTATGTTCGCGGTGATGGCTCGCTTGCTTCATTGCCTTTCGAGCTTGTGGTGGCTGCATCGGATGAAACAACGGCTCTGACAACCGGCACCGCAAAGATTACATTCAGGATGCCGCGAGCTGTTACTCTTACATCCGTTCGCGCATCGCTCACAACAGCCCAAGCATCGGGCAGTATCTTTACAGTTGACATCAATGAAGCTGGCACAAGTATATTGAGCACTAAGCTAACCATCGATAACACTGAAAAGACAAGCACAACGGCTGCAACGCCTCCAGTCATAAGCGATACCGCTTTGGCAGATGACGCAGAAATGACAATCGACATCGACCAAATTGGAGACGGCACGGCAAAGGGCTTAAAGGTTACATTAATCGGCACAAGGGCATGAGTTTCATTGTCAATCCTTATTGGTACGCAAGTGCTGGTTGCGCTGATGCAGATGCAAATGCTTTCCTAACAGCAGCAGGCATCACAAATCCAACGATAAGCGGTGCAATATGTACGTTGGTAACAAGCCTGAAGGCGCAAAGTTTATGGACAAAGATGTATGCTATTTATCCATTTGTTGGTGGAACGGCTACAACGCATAAGTTCAACCTAAAAAATCCAGCCGACACCAATGCTGCATATCGATTATCATTTGTAGGTGGATGGACGCATAGTGCTAACGGTGCTTTGCCGAACGGCACGAATGGATACGCGAACACCAATTTAAACATTGCCAACAATCTGATTCTAACCAATCACTCATTCGGAATTTATTCTCGCACCAATCAAGTTGGTGGCAATTTCGTTTATGGTGGATTCGATGGAGGTGCATATTTCTTGCAAAACAATTATGGTGCTGGTAACTTTGTTTCGGGCGCAGTAGGTAACATTGTTTCATATACAGCCAATCCATCGACCAATTTATTGATGGGCTCACGTACAGCGGTGAATGCTTTTAGGGGTTACCGAGGCACTACATTGCTCGCAACAAATACAGTTAACATCGGAGCACTTCCGCCAGTAGTATTCTTTTTAGGTGCGAGAAATAATAATGGCTCACCAGTATTTTACAACTCAATTGAGTATGCATTCGCATTCTTAGGCGAAGGTTTAAGCACTACCGAGCAACCTATCTTCCATTCAATTGTCCAAACCTTTCAAACCACTTTATCTCGCCAAGTATGATAACAGTTTACCAACTTACACCCGAACAAGCTGAGCAATTAATCGGTGTGCAATATGTCGCAGATATGACATTCAACCCGATCGAAGATGCGAATGGCAATTGGATAATAAGCGGCGAAGAGGTAAGCAGCACAACCATCGACTGGGTTAAGGAATTGCCAGCGATTGAATATATTCCAAAAGAATCACTACCTTTGTTCTAATCAAAATCATTCATTATGGCAGGCGTAAAAGTAACCGACCTAACACCCTTAGCAACGGCAGCAAGCGATGACATCTTCTACATCGTTGATACAAGCAGCAATACATCCAAGCAGATTGAGGTGCAAAACATCTACGATGGGATGCCGCAGTTTGAAAGCGGTGTTTATACGCCTACTGTATCGGACGAGACTAACGGCGTGGTAGTAAATCTTGCAAAAGGTTTTTATTCGCGTGTCGGCACTATCGTAACCGTGTCATTCTTTTTGGAGGTTCAGCTCGATACTGGACAAACATCTGGCTCATTCAATTTAGATTTGCCTATTGCCTCAAATTTTTCAAGCGATAAAGACTATACAGGGACAATTTGGTACAAAGACCCAAGCGAATTGCTTGCTGATAGTTATGCACAATCTGATGGGACAAACCAAAAGATAAGTGTATTTTTGATTTCAAACACGACTGCATTCAATTACCTTTACCTAACCATCACAGGCCAATACGAGATACTTTAATAATGCGCAGCACCTCAATTCTCGGGCTTAATCTGATTAAGAAGTACGAGGGATTGAGGCTCTCAAGCTACCTATGCCCCGCCGGAGTGCCGACCATAGGCTACGGCTCGACACGCTACCCGAATGGCAAGAAGGTAATGCTCGGCGAAAAGCTGAGCGGCGAAAAGGAAGCAACGCAATTGCTACTATCCACGCTTGACCCATTCGAGTCAGCCGTCAATAAACACCTACCTAACCTCAACCAATGCCAGTTCGATGCGCTTGTGTGCTTTGCGTATAACGTAGGAACTGGCGCGTTGGTTAAGTCTACGTTGCTGAAGAAAGCCAAAGCCAACTCAGCCGACCCAAGCATCCTCGATGAATTCCTTCGTTGGAACAAGGCAGGCGGGAAGGTGCTCTCAGGGCTAACGAACCGCCGCCGCGAAGAGGCGAATCTCTATTTTTCATTGTGTAATATTTAGCGGCATCTTGCCCCAACGCCGCAAGGGCTTTCGCGTATATTAGGTATGCGAAAAAGGGCTACCAAACCAAGGCGAATACTCGATGTGATTGTGAAGCACTGGCGCGGCACAATCGGTTCGCTTATGATTCTGGTGTCCATCTTTTTGCTTATCTTCAAAGTGATAACAGCCGAGACATTAACCGCCATAATTGCAGCACTCATAGCCGCAGGGTACATACCAAAAGCAAAAAGCGATGCAACAGATTAGAAGAGATACCATCAAAGTAGTGCGCCACAGCAAGCTCAACATTGACACGATGAGCTGGGAGGCTGCTAATGCAGACACCT